AGCCGAAGGAGTTTGCGCTGCTTGGCCAGGTGCTGGGCGACGANCGTAACCGCAGATTTGTGTATTACAATTGTATCGCTAGCCGGCCTGCCGATAACGCGGCTACGATCACTGATACAACTACTCCGGCCACCGAGACACTGAATATCACGATCCTGCCGATTGANNACAACGGNAAGAAGATCGTCAAGAGCGTCATTGAGCGTGATGNNACCAACGCGACTATCTTTGACAACTGGTTCGATGAAGTGACGTTCCCTGGACAGGAGGGGTAAGGAGTGCGTACGACTAATATCGGAGGNAAAGAGATCCAANTGAGGGCCAATCCGTTGGCCCTCTTNTTCTACAAACAGGCGTTTGACAGTGATCTGATTGCTGACCTTCTCAAACTNCAATCCTTACAATCACTGCAAGACGGAGATTTTTCGTCTCTAGATANGGTCAGCTTGTTCCAAATAGCTTATGCGATGAACAAGGCGGCCAAACCTACTGATGTATTTCCGAAGTTCGAAGAGTGGTTGGCACAATTTGAAACCATCGGGTTTGATGACCCGCAGTGGATANTTGATGTGGTAGAAGAAGCCGCGGATGGTTTCTTTCNTTCCGGAAAATCTGCTCCAGAATCAAAGGAACAATGAACGAAGCAAACCATTTGAAGGCAGAATTGATCTGCTAATCCTGGCGAACGCGAAAAAGATGGGCCTNTCGTTTGACGAGTTGGCCCTATTTCGTGTTCGAGATTTCTTGGAGTTCACGGACATTTATTTTGGTGAGTTAGGACAAAAACAGGGTGAACAGGTTCGTGAGGCCACCCAAGAAGACATTGACAAGCTTTTGATGTAAGGGGGTGCGTAACGTGTGAAAGAAGTTAGGTGCCCTCTGTGTGAAAGGCAGGTGAGACTAGTTGGCCACAATCAAGGGGATTACCGTTCAAATCGGAGCAGAAACAACCGGCCTGAAGGCGGCTCTGAAAGACGTCGAAAACGAATCCAGCAAGCTCCGGAGCGAGCTCAAGGAGATTGAGCGCCAGCTCAAGTTCGACCCCCACAATGTGGAGCTTTGGGCGCAAAAGCAGAAGGTGCTCAACGACCAGGTTGAAGCTACCCGAGAGAAGCTCAACCGCCTCAAGGACGTCCAGNCCCAGGTCAATCAACAGTTCCAAGAAGGTAAGATTAGTGAGGAACAGTACCGGGCTTTCCAACGAGAAATCGCCAAGACCGAAAGCCAGCTCAAGGACTACGAAAAACAGCTTCGGGCCGTAAACCTGCANAANCACGAGTTCAACCAGAAGATGCAGGAAATGGGCAAAAAGCTGCAGGACGTGGGCANGCAGCTTACCGATGTGGGTAAGACGCTGAGCACACGCTTGACGGNCCCGTTGNCGGCTCTAGGGGCTGTATCGGNTAAGTCCGCTGTAGATTTTGAAAGTGCGTTCGCTGGGGTAGCATAACCTTGCCCTCCTCGTCAGAAATGATGGGGTTACAGACCGGGCAAAAACGGTGAAAGCTAAACCAATTATGGTATAATGGGGGTGCAGGGGCTAGGGAATCGCGACCCGAAAGGCAGTATCCCGACTGCTTGCCCTTGCACAATATCGGGAGATAAACTGCGGGAGGTTTATCATCTATGGCTAAGGTGAAAAAGCCTTGCGCCCATTGTGGCAAGGTTGTCGAAAGGTATCCAAGTCAAGTCCTNAACACCGTCTTTTGTTCGAGAGAGTGCAGGAGCGAATACTTCCGTAAGCATCACACGGTAGTTTTCCGATGTCATTACTGCGGTAAGGAGAAACGGATTCGGAAGGCTAACTTCAATCGTGAGGGAAGGAGTTTCTGTTCGAGACGGTGCAAGGACGAGTGGCAATGTATCGGATTGCGAGGCCCCAACAACCCGTTTTACAACAAAACCCACAGTGAAGAAGCTAAAGAGCAGATTAGTGAGACGAAGAAGGCNGCTGGACTCAGAGGTGAGCGGGCACACAACTACAACAGGTACCCGGTGCCGTGCGAAGAATGTGGCACTGTCACCTACAAGACCTATTATCTCGTTAAGCGAAGCAGGCACCACTTCTGTTCGATAGCATGTAATGGAAAGTGGAAGTCGAAGCACAATGTTGGGGAAAATAACCCTAAATGGAACCCCAACCTTACTGACGAAGAGCGAGAGCGCGGACGGAAGTATCCCGAGTACTACGCCTTCATCAAAGAAGTTATGGAGCGGGATAACTTCACGTGTGACATCTGTGGGTTTTACAGCAAGTGGGGGGATGGGCTTCATGCGCATCACCTCAACGGGTATGAATGGGATGAGGAAAACCGTACAAACCCCGATAACGGCATAACTCTTTGTAAGGACTGCCATACAAGATTCCACAAGANTTATGGATACGGCGGCAACACCAAAGAGCAGTATTTCGAGTTTCGAGAAAGCGAATACCCCGAATTGCGAGAGAGTGTATAGGCACTCTCTCTTTTTATACCATTAATTGGCATGCTGATACCGTGGTAACGGAGAACACCACTCCGCACCGTAGAGCGTAGGCGGTGAGCGTCAGACGGGAGCAATAACCCGCCCACGAGTGTCCGGCACCCTAACGGATTAGGCCGAGGGTGAAAATGTACGCCGACCTCACGGGAAACCGTGAGAACTAGAGGATAAAAAGCCTCTAGGATAACACAGTGAAGGAAAACAGTGGACGCGACCGAGGAAGAATTCGCNGCCTTGGAACGCGGTATCCGGGACATGGCTAAGGAGATCCCGGCGGCCGCGACCGAGATTGCCGGCGTTGCGGAAGCGGCAGGACAGCTCGGAATCCAAAACGAGCATATCCTGTCCTTCACGCGGACCATGATCGACCTGGGCGAGAGCACGAACATGTCGGCAGAAGAAGCGGCCACAGCTCTGGCGCGGCTGGCCAACATCACGCAAATGCCTCAGTCTGAGTTTGACAAGCTGGGTTCCACCATTGTGGCTCTAGGGAACAACTTGGCCACCACNGAAGCAGAGATNGTTGAAATGGGTCTCCGTCTTGCTGGTGCCGGCAAGCAGGTTGGCATGACAGAGGCGGAGATTCTGTCCTTAGCCGGTGCTCTTAGCTCCGTGGGTATTGAAGCTCAAGCCGGTGGCTCTGCTTTTTCCAAGGTTATGGTCCAGATGCAGCTGGCCGCCGAGACTGGCGGGGCTGCTCTCGATAATTTCGCACGCGTCGCCGGGATGAGTGCGGAGCAGTTTGCTCGACAATTCCGCGAAAACGCTGCGGAGGCCCTTATCGCCTTCATTAACGGATTACAGAGGGCCCAGGAAGAGGGTACCAGCGCCATTANGGTGCTGGACGNCATCGGCATCACCGAAGTTAGGATGCGGGACGCTTTACTCCGTGCAGCAGGTGCTGGGGANCTTTTCGCTGAGTCNATCAANCTGGGCACANANGCCTGGGAAGAAAACGTCGCACTCACCAGAGAGGCCGAGCAGAGATACGCCACCACAGAATCTCAGCTTGCTATTATGNGGAACAAACTGCAGGAGGTTGCCATTACCTTCGGGCAGATTCTCCTGCCGCCTCTCTTGGCTGTAGTGGAGAAGATTGGTGACTTTGCTGACTGGCTGGCGAATCTCAGCCCCACTACACAGAAAACGATTGTTGTCATCGGCGGGCTAGCTGCTGCGTTAGGCCCCGCTCTACTTCTGATTGGCCAAATGGCCACGGGAGCGGGGGCTGTCGTGCAGGCCTTTGGCACGCTCTCCGCGTTTATCAGCAAAACACTGATCCCGGCTATCACAAGCATATCTCTCCCGGCCGTCGCTACAGTCGGTGCTATTGCTGCACTTGCAGCGGTAGCGTATGAGGTGTACCGGGCTTGGGATGAAGTTAAAGCGGCTCTGTCTGCTACTTGGGAGTACATGAAGGCATCTGCCGAACGACTAGCGCTCAACATGTCGCTTTCCTTCGAGAAAATGAAAGTAACAGTCATCGGAGTAGTGGATGAAATCCTGGAGCGTCTCTCAATCCTTGAGTCCCTACCCTTTGGCATAGGCGAGTCCTTCGCTGGCCTGCGAGAAAAGGTAAGCGGCAGTGTTGACGCNTCCAGGCAGAAGATTGCCGAGCTGGAAGCTGCGCTGGAGGCGAACGCGGTACGCATGGCCGAGGCAGCTGAAGGCATGAAAGTGTCCTGGGGCGATGTGGGAGCCAAGGTTGCAGAGGACATCCAACTTGTCATCAACAAAATCACTGGCCAAACCNAGGTTATGGCCGCTGAGCTGGATGAACAGACAGAGATTGTCGGGCAGGAACAGGATGCTCAGACTGAGATTATTCTGGACGCGNTTGACACACGGATCGCGGCTATAAGTGACGGCGAAAGCACCATAACGGGCATCATTGAGGATGAATCCGAGAAGCAAAAGGATGCTCGGGAGAAGTTCGAAGAAGAGTGGAATCAGAGACTCTTCAATCTGCAAGCCACTCGCAGGGAAAAGCTCCAGGCAGAGTATGATGCCGCTATNGAACTGGCCGAGAAACTTGGAGCAGACACCACCGCCATCCACGAGTATTACCGTATCCTGCTTGACCAGATGGACGAAGAAGAGCAGAAGGCCAAGGAAGAGCGGCTAAAGGCATGGCGTGAGAGACTCAAGGAAGCTACGGCTTCCGAACTGGATCTGCTAGTCCTTCAGCGAGACCGCCAGCTGGCTCTCATCGAGGAGCAGATGCAGGAAGAATTGGAGCTGGCCGGAGACAACGAAGAAGCCAAGACCCTGATCATGCAGTTTTGGGCTTTGAAGCGCCAGCAGGTGCTCGGGGAATACGCCGACGCAGTAAAGGCTATTCAGGAGCGGGAAGTCGAGTGGCTGCAGTCCTTGGAGGATAGGCTGATCGAGGCCACGGCCACAGAGGAGGAACTGCTTGCCTATCGCAGAGATAAGCGTCTCTCTGAGATCCGGGCCCAGATGGAAGAAGAACTCAAGATGGCCGAGGGCAATGAAGAGGCTATAGCTAACATCACGGCGTACTGGCTGGCAGAGATCCTGAAAGCTCACGAGGAGTATAACGACGCTCTCCGGGCACTTCAAGAGCAGCGTGCAGAGCAGTTGCAGACCTGGACAGACATGCTCTTCGAGCTTACCGCCAGCGAAGAGGACCTGTTACGGCGTAGCGGTGAGCGGCAGATCGCCGAAGTAGAGGCGCGAGCGGCTCAAGCCTTAGAGGTTTTCAAGGACAATGCTGAAGCGATTGAAGTGATCATTAGGGCGCGCGACGCCAAGATAGAACAGATCACCAGGGATACCAACGACAAGTTGGCTGCACTTGAGCAGGAAAAGATAAAGAAAAAAGAAGCGCTGCACAGTGAATGGTATGACAAGCTAGCGGAACTCACGTTGAGCGAAGAAGAGTTGTTGACGAAGAGCGCCAATGAGAGAATTGCTGCGATTGAGAAGGCTGCAGAAGAGGCCATCAAAGCGGCCGAAGGAGACGCTGAGCTCATTGCCATTATTGAGCAGAGCAAGGCTGCCCAAATACTGGCCATTAACGAGCAGCTCAATGAAGATATTGCGGCTCTGGAAAGAACTCGGCTTCAACAGCAAGAGAGCATCCTCAANTCGTGGCAGNACACGCTCTTTGACTTCCAGGCCACAGAAGAGGATAGACTCCGCAAGCAAGCCGAGGATCAGATCGCCGCTCTGGAAAAACAGGCGGAGGCTGACAAGAAACGCCTGCAGGAGATCGGAGCGACCGCCGAGGCGATCCAGCAGATCGAGGACAGCCTGGCAGAAGCCATACGCCAAATAAACCTGAAGCTCGAAGATGATCTTGCGAAGTTGGATGAGGCACGAGCCAAGCGCGAAGAGTCCTGGATTAACAAGCTCAATGAACTCACTCAGGCTGGCATCAAGGACCGCATCGCTGCTCTGCAGAAAGAACGCGATGAGCAGATAAAGATTGCACAGGAAGCGGGCCAGGAAACCAAGAGNATCAGGGAACATTACGAGTCTCTGATCAATGAACAGTATGATCTCCTGCTTGAAATGCGGATTGCCGCCCTCGAGAAAGAAAGAGATGAGCAGATTAGAATCGCCGAGGNTATGGGCGATGATACCGCCGCCATCTATGCCTACTACGAGGCTTTGATCACTAAGGAAAAGGAACAACACGCCGAAGCCCGTGAGGAAAGAGCAAGGCAGGCGGCCGAAGCTGAAGAGAAGATTGCCCAAGAAAAGCTCCGGAAGAAAGATCAGTTAGAGCAAGACTGGGCCAAAAAACTAGACAACCTCACCAAGGAGAGCATCAAGGCCCGCATTAAGGACCTAGAAGAAGAGCGGGATGAGCAGATAAAGATTGCTAAGGAGCTGGGCGAGGACACAGAAGCCGTCCGGCGGCATTACAATGAGCTCATCACCGCCGAAAGTGAGCGCCTCTCCGCACTGCGGATTAAGGAATTGGAGGAAGAGCGGGAGGAACAAATCCGCATTGCAGAAGAGTTGGGTGCCGATGTTGAGGCTATCCGCACGTACTACGAAATTTTAATCACGCAAGAGCAAGACCGCCAGGCCAAGGAGCGGCTCAAACTGGCCCGGGCCGAGGCCGAGGAGCACCAGTCAATCTGGCAAAAGACTGGTGTCACCATCGAGAACATCACGAAGCGCATAGCTAATGATGTCAGTCAAATGTTCGAGCACAACTACAAGGTTGAGCAAGATTACGTCAAAAAGCGGGAGAAAATCCAAGCAGACATTAAGAAGCAAATGGACGAACTGGACCTGAAGCGCCA